ACTTTTAATTGATGATGAAATAATTTCTTATACTCATAAGACAGATACCTCGTTTGAGGGGTGTGTGCGGGGTTTCAGTGGCGTTACAAGTTACTCTGGGACCAATACCCCAGATGAACTAGTATTTAAAGAAACCTTAGCAGCAAGTCATACCAAAGACACCGTAGTTTATAATTTAAGTATTCGTTTTCTAAAAGAGTTTTTTAGAAAACTTAAAAATCAAGTCATTCCTGGATTTGAAGATAGAGCAATAGTTAGTGATCTCAATCAAAGAAACTTTATTTTTGGATCTAAGTCTTTCTACGATTCAAAAGGTACAGATGATTCAATTGAGATTCTTTTCAGAGCATTGTATGGAAAAGACTCTTCAGTTATAAGGCCAAGCCAATATCTGTTTAAACCATCTGATGCAGATTATAGAGTTACCATTGATATGGTGGTCGAGAAAAATATTGGAGATCCTTTAGATTTAAAAGGGCGTACAATATACCAGGACTCTACAAAAGCAAGAGGGTCTGTCTGCAACGTAGAAAAATTAAATTGGGATTATGCTTCACTAGGTATTGATAAAGAAGCATTTAATACCAAAAGTGAATATTATCAAGTTTCTATTGATTATGGATATCAAAGAGACATTAATGTAAATGGAACAGTTTACAGCACATTTGAACCAGCAGCAAAAACTCAACTAGTAAACACTGCGGGTATTGGTGCTACTATTATTGATGTTGACTCCACAGTAAGTTTTGGTAGTACTGGAGAAATTATTCTGAAGGATAAGGACTATAACAATATAGTTGTTCAATATACTTCAAAATCAATCAACCAATTTATTGGAATAACAACCCTAACTACTGAAATTCCAGATACATCCAATGTAGTAGAAAATGATTTTGCTTATAGTTATAAAGGAATAGGAATAGATGATATTATAAATGTTCGTATTACTGGATCCCTTAAAGATTTTAATGTCTTTGATGATACTTTTTCTCTGAACTCTGATGATAGTATTAGTGTTAAAACACTAGGATACCCTTCATCTAATTTTAAAGAGAATAACTGGGTCTTCAATATAAAAACAAACTGGAATGTTAAAGAAATTATTCTTATAGATGAAAGTGAATCTACTTATAAAGTAGAGTTAAACTCTAATCATTATTTTTATAATGGATATAAGGTAAGACTTATTGGTTCAAATGGAGTTATACGAGAGGGCGATGTTACGTCAATCAATACCAATAAAGGATTTACTGTCAAATTATCATCAAGCATACCAACATCTGAACTTTCATTAAGATATGAATTAAAGAATATTGTTTTGAAGGGATTGTCTAATAACTACCCAATCATTCAAAAATATTACTCCAATATTCAGAATGTGTATACTAAATTTAATGGAGACTTGCTGATTGCTAGTAATTCTATTCCATCATATCTTGATACAGTTTTAAACCCATATAATAAAGAAATCACTTTCTCAGGTAGTGCAACTGGACTGGGAGTACTGAAAATACAATCAACAGGAGATCATGGATTATATACTGGAGATGCTATTTTTTATAAGAGCAATATAACAGAAACGATCACCAATACTCCAGATGGTAATCAAATTATTAATAAAACTAAAAGTCAGTTCTCTAACTTAGATGAATTAGTTTATTTTGTTAAGAGAGTCAATTCTACAGAAATTCAACTTGCCAAAAGTAAGTCAGATTTGTTCTCTAACAAGTATATCGTACCCATAGGTTCTGTAGAAAATAATAAGATTATACTGTACAATAACTATGGTAAGCAACTCTTACCACAACCCATTGTGCGTCAAGTACTGACTCCAGACAACAAATCAGGTACATTCTTTACACAACCAGGACCTACTGGCATCTTGATTAATGGAGTTGAGATTCTTAACTTTAAGTCTTCTAAAAGTGTATATCATGGAAAAATCAATAATTTTGAAGTTATTAATAAGGGATATGGATACGATGTAGTTAATCCGCCAGTATTACTGGTTACAGATACTAAGGGATTTGGTGTTGTTGGTGATATTTCTGTTCAAGGTTCTTTGGAGAAAATTAATATAATTGATACTGGATATGATTATGTTACTACACCAATAATTGAAATTAAAGGTGGAGGAGGACAAGATGCTGCTGCTAAAGTAAACGTATCATCCGTTTCTCATACAGTTACTTTTAATGCCGGTGCTGGAAGTAGCAATGTTAACACAACCAATAGCACTATAGGGTTCTCAACCTTTCATAAGTTTAGAGACTTTGAGAAGTTAGTATATAAAACTGGAGGATCAGACACAATTTTAGGATTGTCCACTAACTCAGTATACTATGCAAATATAGTTGATGCGTATACAATTAAACTCCACAATACTTTATCTGATTCTAAATCAGGCATCAATACCGTAACGATACTTTCAAAGGGGAAAGATACACAATCTCTAGAAACATTAGAAAGAAAAAGAATAGTAACTGATATTTTAGTAACAAATTCGGGATTTGGATATAAGAATCAAAAAAGAACAATACCATCTAGTGGAATCAATACATCTACTGATAACTTTGTAATTACGAACCATGGATACATGGAAGGTGATATTATTAGATATACTCCAGGATCAACCCCAGTGAGTGGTATTTCTTCTAATACTGATTATTATGTAACTAAAGTGGATGATAATAAGTTTTTACTATCAGGTATAGGAACAGGAAGTATTGCTAAGGACTACTATTATAGCAATAACATATATGTTAATATTACTTCTAGTGGAAATGGTTCATTTAACTATGAACCAATCTCAGTTAATATTAGTGGAACTATTGGAGTCAATACATTAACAAATCAAGATTTTAACTGTAAAATTCAACCGATATTTCGAGGAAGTATTGAATCTATTGATACTACTTCTGGAGGAGTTGGATATGGTGCCTCTACTACGATTAATTTCAATAGGCAACCTAATATTAGTTTAGTCAGTGGTTCGGAAGCACAGTTGTTCCCTGTTATATCTAATGGTCAAATTATTGATGTTATCGTGCAATCGGGCGGATCAGGATATAACTCTACTCCAGATTTAGTTTTGACTGGACTTGGTAATTACGCTAAACTCACTCCTATTATTGTTGATGGAAAAATTACAGAAGTAAAAATTATAAGTGGTGGAGCAGGATATAGTCAAGGTAATATTTTGTTAACAGTAGTCAAATCTGGAAACGATTGTTCAATTAAAGCAAATATTCAACAATGGATAATTGATGTTTTTGCTAATGATTTTGATAATATAAAAAATGATGATGGATTTGTAATACAAAATACAAGAGACAACTCTCTTCAATATACTCATGTCTATGCACCAAGAAAATTGCGAGAATCTTTATATTCCGTGGATTCTAATGGAAATAAAATTTATGGAAACACAGATCTAATTTTAGATAATGGTATTGAGATTGAATCTCTGGAACATTCTCCAATTATTGGTTGGGCATATGATGGGAATCCAATTTATGGACCATATGCATATACAAATGCATTTGGAGGAACAGTAACACGAATCAAATCGTCATATGAACTGGTAACACAGCAATCTCAAAGACCTCCTCTCTCATCATTCGGTGAAGGATTTTTTGTTGAAGATTATAAATTTACTGGTTCTGGGGATTTAGATGAGCATAATGGAAGGATATGTGTTACTCCAGAATATCCAAATGGAACTTATGCGTATTTTGCTACAATAAACGCAAATGTTGATAATACTGGTCCTTTTGATAACTTCAAAAGACCTGCTTTTCCATATATTATTGGACCAACTTTTAAATCAAAACCAAACTCTTTTAATTTTTTAAAGTCATCTAATCAATCTGATTATGATCTAAAATCAAACAACTGGTTAAGAAATACAACTCCATACAGATTAAATGATCAATATAGTTCTTATAACTATATTTTGAATTCAAGTAAAGGCAAACCTCAAGAAATTAATGTTACCGCAGCACAATCTGGTAATGTTGAATCTATTGGAATAAGCACCGGCGGAGATAACTATAAAATAAATGATAAGATTATTTTTAATACTGTAGAATTTGGTAAGAATGCTCGTGCTTCTGTTGATAGAATATCTGGCAGAAAGATCAATAGTGTAAGTATTGCCACAACGCAAATTAGTGAAGTTGAGTTTGTTCCTCAAAGTTCTAAGAATCAATTTTTAGGAGTATCATCCGTACCACACGGATTTAATGATGAAGATATAATTAACGTCAATGGACTTTCTCGTTACTTTGACGGATTAGATGGCAACTTTACTATTGGAGTTGCTACATCTAAATTTTCCTTAGCACAGGAAGTCGGACTTCAAGGATCTACAGGAATTCACACGTATATTTCGGTATCTGGCAATTTGAGTTACCCTACTATCATGGTAGATGATATACTCAAGATAGGAGCAGAAAAAGTTAAAGTTCTTAAGATTGAACCTAGTAGATTAAGAGTAGAGAGAGCAGTTAATAGCACAGTTGCTATTGCACATACTGTTTCTAGTATAATTGAAGATGATTCAAGAAGATTTGCTATTAAAGTTGGTTCCGCTAAAACTACTCAAACATTAACACTTAATAAGAAAATATATTTTGAGCCTTCAGAATCTATTGGTGTAGGAACAGTAGGTATTGGTAATACTTTATCAATCGTAAATCCTGGAGCAGGAATCACTCAGATATTTGTTGAGACAAGGAACATATATCTTCCAAATCACGGTTTAAAAATAAATGAAATAATCAAATACAATCCAAATGATGGAACATCTATTCAAGTATGGAGTGGATTAGTAGGAGTAGCATATACTAACTTATCTTCATATGACAAGTTGTATGCAGTCCCACTTAATAATAGATATGTTGGAATTAGTTCCAATAAAGTAGGACTAGGTTCAACTGGAACATATGTTGGTGTAAACACCTCTACTAGTCTTTTATATTTTACAGGAATAGGAACTGGAACCAATCACAGTTTCCTTACTGATAAGATTAATGTTGTGAAGGGCAATGTATCTAAAAACATAGTTACAGTATCCACAGCAGGCACTCATGGTCTTGCATATAAGAATAAGATATTCTTTGATCTTAGACCTACTAATGAAATTGATGTTGTTGTTAAGTATAATGATTATAATAGAAGAATCGTATTTGATCCAACAGACTTTATTGCTGCTGACGTAGATATTGACGAGAATACAATTAAATTCTCAAGTATTCCATTTAAAACTGGAGATAAAGTAATATATACCTCTTCTTCTCCAGCAAGTGGTCTTACAGATAATGGAATGTACTATGTGTACATCTATACTTCTAATAAGATTAAACTTGTAAGTGAGAAAAATGAACTTAAATCACTTAATCCTAAATTTGTAGATATAAACTCAACTTCTGATGGAACTCTATCTAGAATCAATCCATTTATAGAGGTAAGTAGAAATAACATTTTAAAATTTGATCTTTCGGATCCGTCACTTTCATTCATATCAAATGGAGTATCTTATTCTGCTTTTGAAATGAAGATTTTTAGAGATCTTCAATTTAACAACAGATTTCTTACCTCAGGAAATAGTGAACAGTTTGAGATATCAACTAATGGGAAAATGGGGATTGATTCTGATGCTAGTCTTTCAATCAATTTCACTAATGAAGTTCCATCAATCCTTTGGTATAATTTTGAACCAACTCAAAAATCATCCATTACATCCAATAAAAGTACGATTATAGTAGATAGTGATGCTTATGCTTTTAATGAAATAAACGTCGTGAGAACAAAATTAGATGGCCCAAGAGATATTGCAAGCATTGGATCTACAACCTTTACATTTAATATTGCGTCGGCACCAAATATTATATCATTTGGACCATCTAATTGTAATGCATCCTATGAGACAACATCAAAAACTGCTCAAGGCGCAATATCAAAAGTTAAAATTTTAGATCCCGGTTCTGGATACAAAACTATCCCATCTATATCTTCTATAAGAAGTGGATTTGGAACTGGAGCATACTTAGAACCAGATAGTAATAATATTGGAAAACTCTTGAAATCAGAGTTTAACTCGACTAATATTGGTTATGATTACCCCACTGATCCAACTCTAAGAGTTTTAGCAGGGGTTCCTGAAGTTATTAAACTTTCTCCACTTTCATCATTCCAATCAATCGGCATCACATCTTCAGGAATAAACTATCTTGTAGCACCTGATCTAATTGTTATTGATGGTGTTAGTGATAAAATCGTTGATATAGATCTTAAATATAATTTAGGAGATACCGAGGTAAAAATTCTTAAGAACACATCCTCCTTATATAATGTTCCTCCTACTATTCTTCCCGTTAATAACTCAAACGGATTTAGCATATCATCAATCACATATAATAACTCAACTAAAATTGTAAGACTCTTCCTTACTCATCAATTCTCTGGAGGAGATTTTCCGTTTGAATTAGGCAAGTCCATATTAGTTGAAAATATAAGTGTTGGAGTTGGATCTACTGGTTCTGGATTTAACTCAAAAGATTACAATTATGTACTATTTTCAGTATCTGGTGTCAATACTGCTGCAGGTGGATCTGGAGCATATGTGGAGTATGATTTAAATCAATATATCGGAGCAGGATATCCAGGAAACTATAGTAAAGACTCTCTAGGTAGAGTCATTCCTAAGGTCAACTTTCCAATCTTTGATTCTCAGATTAGAAAAAATAACTTCCTTAAAGGAGAAAGATTTGAAGGTCCTTCATATAAAGGAAGAGTTGATAGTTACAATGGAAATATTGAAGTTCTCAAAGCAAAGATAAATGGAGTTGCGCGACCTGGTGACATTGTTAGAGGGGCAACCTCTGGTGCTGAAGGAAGAATCGAATCCATAACGGTATTTGATGCAGAAATCAATATAGGAACTGGTACAACAATTGCTAGAGGATGGCAAAAGAATACCGGATTCCTAAACGACAATCTTCAAAAACTTCCTGATAATGAATATTATCAAAATCTATCATATTCAATTAGTTCTGAAATTGATTTTAATACTTGGAGTGATCCTGTAAGTTCTTTAGTGCATACCTCTGGGTTTAAAAAATATGCAGATATGCAGATTTTTAGCGGAGAACTGAATAATGATCTTAAACTGACAGTTTCAACTCCAGACTCCAATATTGAAACTATAGTTGATATTACTAGTTCTGCAGATTTAAATTGTTACTATGATTTTGATAGTGCGATTGAAAGAACTAAGAGATTGGGAAATGTTGATGTGTCTGATGAAATCGTATTTGATACTATATTTCTTGCTGATTATTTTGAATCAGTAGGAAATAGAGTTCTAAGTATAGATGATCTTAGTACTCAGTTTAATAGCAACGAAAGAACAACTCCTTTTGAGGTTGTTTCAATATTTGGAAGTGATTTTAAGTACAATAAACTTATTACTCATGTAAGAGATAGAATTTTTACAGATGAGAGGCAGTTTGCAATTATTTCTTGTCTTCAGGATAATGACATAGGATACATTAATCAGTTTGCATCTATCGAATCATATCCAAGTCTTGGATATTATGATTATGATTCAGGTTCTGATGGTTGGAAATTATTATTCTATCCTACAAAGTTTGAAATTAATACTTATGATGTTTCAACCACAAACTTTGCAATTTTAACCGGAGTATCCACTGAGGGATCTAAGGGGTTTGGCGATGTTGCTTTTATAAAGTCAAAAATCACTAACGTTCCAGCATCGACTAATACTGATATTATTTCTATTGGAGCAACATATAGATCAGCAAAAGTTATGGCTAACTTTGAAGCATCTGACAACAAAATGTTTGTTTCTGAATTGAACTTAGTCCACGATGGAACGGATGTATATCAACTTGAACTTGGTTCAATTGATGAAAATGAAGGGTTAACTGGAGTTGGTTTTGGAACTTTTGACGCCAGACTTTCTGGTGGAAATATTATTGTTAAATTTTTCCCGAATGTTGCACTCGCTATGACCTGTACCGCGAGTATAATTGCTATTTCTGATGCAGGGACTACAGCATCTAATACCTTGTTGGATGTTACTAGAGTTGGTTCTAGTTATTCTACTATTGTCTCTTCTGGATCTCCTACTGCCAACGTAGTAGCATCTTATGAAGATCCTTCAGAGTCAGCTTACTACTTTATGAGTATTGAAGACACTACAAACAATAAGTATGAAATCCTTGAGTTTGCAGCACTAAACTCCAGCACAAATGATGTTTATGTTGAGTGGGCTAACATTAATACTGGAGGAACGATTGGAACAGTAGGTGTTGCCGCATCAACTAGTGGACTTCAAATTGTATATACTCCCGAACCTAATATCAACGTTGATGTTAGGACTTATTTCACGGAAATGAGAATATATGATAATAATCCTAGAATTGACGAAATTAATATGTTTAGCACTGTGATCAAAACTGATCATGGAGATTATGAAGGCACTAAATTAGATCTTAAGACGACATTTGATCTAAAACATGATGGACTTGATATCTTTAGGAGAGTTTTTGATGGTTCATCCGCAGCAACTGTTGATGTGTCCAATAATAAGGTAATTATTCCAAATCATTATTTTGTAGGTGGAGAATCGATTGAGTATTCTCATCCCGGCACAGGCACAACAATGGCAATCGTCATTGATAATACAACATTCCCAAGTATTGGTGCTACAACTAAACTACCTAACACTGAACTTTTTGTTATTAAAATTGATGAGGCAGCGATTCAATTAGCAACATCTGCGGAAAATGCTTTAAGTGTACCGCCTGTTCCTGTTGGAATAAGTGCTGTAGGAGCTGGTGCATCTCATGCGTTTAACTCTACAAATCAGAATACTAAGGCATTGCTTACAATTGATAATATGATTCAGTCTCCACTTGCTGTTACAAATATCACTACGACATTGGATCAAGATATTATCTTTGATCTTGTATTCAACACTACTGGAGTAACCTCATTTACATCGGGAGATGTGATCAAAATAGATGATGAATATATGATTCTTAGAACTATTGGAGTTGGAAATACAATAAAAGTTTCTGTGTCTAGAGGTAGTTTTGGTTCAAATGTTGCTATACACTCAACTGGAGCATCAATTACAAAATATGACGGCAACTACAATATTATTAATAATCAACTCGTCTTTGGTGTTGCACCTACTGGAAATTCTCCATTAAGCACTACAACTGGTGACCCTAGTAGTAGAGATTGGACTGGAATTACTACAAGTTCTAATTTCCAAGGTAGAACGTTTATGAAAGGTGCTGGTGCAGGAACTACAAATGAGACATATTATCAAAATTATGTTTTTGATTCTGTCTCTGATAGGTTTACAGGCATTGGTCAAACATACACATTAACTTCTAATGACTCAAATATAACCGGAATAACAACAAATTCAATTATTCTTGTAAACGGCATACATCAAACACCTCAAGGTGTTCAGGCATATAAAGGTGATTATAATATTATTGAAGATCTTCCCGCAGGTATAAGTTCTATTAGATTTACAGGTAGTCCTAGTTCTTCAGGATATGATTATAATAAATCAACTCTGCCATCTGGTGGACAGTTTATTTCACTCGGTTCTACAGGTGGATTTGGATATCAACCATTAGTATCAGCAGGAGGAACTGCTTTAGTATCTGCAGCAGGCACTATTACTTCTATTAGTATTGGGAATAGTGGTTCTGGATATAGATCTGGTATTCAATCTGTTGTGAATGTTGGAGTTCAAACTTATAGTGGAGTTCTAGCGAATATAGAGTTTATTGGAACTGCTAATATATCTGGAGGCAATGTCGTAAGTGTTGCAATCACAAACCCAGGAACGGGATATACCTCCACAAATGCTCCAGTAGTAGTATTTGATGAACCACTTAGTTATACGAATATTCCTCTCATATTCAGTTCTTCAAGTCCTTCTGATGTGGGTAGAAGTGCTACAGCAGATATTATCGTAGGTCAGGGTTCTAGTATTATTGATTTTGAGATTAGAAATACCGGTTATGGTTATAGGGAAGGAGAAATTCTAACTGTTGCTCTTGGCGGAGCAACTGGAATCCCAACTGATACTACTAAAACCTTTGATGAGTTTCAGATTATTGTTGATCGTATTCATACTGATTCATTTGCTGGATGGTCTATTGGGCAATTCCAAGTATTTGATCGATTGGATGACCAGTTTGATGGAACAACAAAGGCATTTAGATTAAGTGTAAATGAAGAGACCATATCAATTCAATCACAAAGAGGTTCAAATATTGAACTTGATCAAACATTATTAGTGTTTATTAATGATGTTCTTCAAAAACCTGGTGAAGCATATCAGTTTAATGGTGGAAGTATAATAACTTTCAGCGAGGCACCTAAAGGATCTTTAGTAGGTTATGGGAATACTGGAGATACTTCCAAGATTCTGTTTTATAAAGGTGCTGGAGATTCTGATGTTATATTTACTGATATTGTAGAAACAGTTAAAGTTGGAGATTTGCTTAAATTATCTAACAATCCCGATTTAAATCAACCTATTACATTAAATCAGGATTTTAGAACTGTTACTGGTATTAATACAGTTGATAGTCTAGCAACTAATTCATATATTGGACCAGGGGTTACAACTGATCAAACTTTACATAGACCAATCAATTGGTGTAAGCAAAAAGTTGATAAAATTATTGATGGTGATGAGATTGGTAAGGATAGACTTTCATATGAACCGTCTATTTTCCCAGCAGCATATCTGACACAATCACTGAGCATAAGTACCACCATTGTATATGTTGATACTGTTAGACCATTATTTGACTCTAGAAATGAATCCAATATAAGAGGTTTCCAAAACTCAATTGTAGTTAATACTCAAGATGTTTTAGTTGGAGCATCTGTAACCGCAGTGGTAAGCATTGCTGGAACGATATCATCTTTCGTTATTACTAACTCTGGACAAGGTTATGTTGGATTGTCTACGATTGCGATTAGTGTTGCCCCTCCAATTGGTCTTGGTAATACTCATAGAGCATCTGGAGTTGGATCTATAACATCAGGTAAACTATCAACTGTATCTGTGAATACTATTGGTTCTGGATACACTTACACTCATCCACCTACTGTAATTATTGAAGAACCTATTTTGGTGAAAGAAGTTATGCCAGTCTCCAGTTATAATGGAGATTATGGCAATATAGTTGGATTTGGCACAACAACTAGTGGATCATTTAATCAACTTAGATTTGATTTCTATATTCCAGTTGACTCTGATATGAGAAATACCAGTATTGTAGGAACTGCAGTAACTGTAAGTGGAATTTCAACTGGAGAGTACTTCACAGTATTTAACTCTAATATTTCTCCTGCAGTAGGGTCTGCTCTCACAAGTCTTTATAATGACGGAACTACTTTAGGAATCACCACATCATTTATGGATGGTGTATTCCAGGTTTACTCTGCCTCAACCATACAAACAAATGTAGTTGGAGTTGGAACAACTGCTATTAGAAGATTAATAACTAATGTAGGATCTATAAGCACTGTTTCATATGGAACAACTAGTTTTGGATCATTTAGTTGGGGCAAAATTAACGTGAATAGAAGTAGTATTTCTACCACATTCAGTTCTTACAATGAAAATGGATATGCTGGCATTTCTACTTCTGCACTGGTCACTAGAAGAGATGCTCTCAAATTCAATAATTATGTATAATAAATACTTGAAATATAAGATAAATAACAAAAAGTTCTCTAAAAATGGCAGCTATAATTACTGACCAACTTCGTATTTTAAATGCTAAGAACTTTGTTGCTGGTATACAATCCACTTCAAATTCTTATTATACATTTATTGGTTTACCTAATGCTGGTGACTATCAATTTACGTGGAATACAAATCCCCCATCTCCTAAAGATAGTTTGAATGAATCTAACGATTATTGGGATACAATGATCGCTATGAAAAAGATTACATCAAGTGATGTTAGTCAAGTCATTAAAAAGACTACGTGGGCAACGGGAACCACATATGATATGTGGAGAAATGACATAACCAGAAGTAATCCGTCACAACCATCGGGTTCTTTTGACATATATGATGGAAATTACTATGTAATGAACTCAGATTTTAGAGTTTATATTTGTCTTTATAATAACGCAACTCCAGAAAATGCTTTTCAAGGAGGTCCATCATTAGATGAACCCACCTTTACTGATTTAGAACCAAGAGCTGCTGGTAGTAGCGGCGATGGTTATGTTTGGAAATATCTTTACACTATTAAACCAAGTCAAGCAATTAAGTTTGAATCAACAAATTACATTCCTGTTCCAAATAATTGGGATACTGATATCGATGCTGCTCCTATACGACAGAATGCTTCTACAAGCGGACAACTAAAAGTTATTACAGTTAGAAATCGTGGTGTTGGTCTCGGAACTGCTAGAACATATACTAGAATTCCTATCAATGGTGATGGTAAAGGTGCTGAGGCAACTGTCATCATTAATAATGATTCAAAAATTGAATCGGTTAATATTTCAAATGGGGGATCAAATTACACTTTTGGAATTTTAGACCTTAAAACTGGTGGTGTGCCTACCGGGTCAACATCACCAATCTTTAATGTTATTATTCCACCAAATGGAGGACATGGTGCTGATATTTACAGAGAGTTAGGAGCATTTAATGTTTTAACCTATGCTAGGTTTGAAAATGATACTGAGAATCCTGACTTTATTACCGGCAATGAGTTTGCAAGAGTTGGATTAATCGCTAATCCTCTTAATAATGACTCTAGCACCATATTAACCACAGATAAAGCAAGTGCAGTATATGCTCTTAAACTTACCAGTGATGGTGATGAATATCAAAGTGCTACTTTTACACCAGATAGTACTATCACACAAAGAGTAGGAGTTGGTTCTACTTCAGTTGGTAGAGTTATATCTTACGACCAATCTACAGGAGTTCTTAAGTACTGGCAGGATAGAACAAACTCTGGATTTAACTCTGATGGAACTCAAAATTCAGGTCCTATTTACGGGTTTGAATCCTTAAGGTTTACAAATGACCCTGCAGCAGGGGGAAATATTAATATTGTTGGAGGATCTGTTACTTTGGGCATTGATACTTCTTTTGGATCTATTGGAAGTCCCGGTATAAGTACTGTAATAAATAGTCGTACCTACTTTCTAGGTCAAAGTTTTGTGAAGGGCGTTGCTCAACCAGAGTCCAAAAAATACTCGGGAAATATTATTCACGTTGATAATAGGCCCTCTGTAACTAGGTCATCCTCACAGAAAGAAGACGTAAAGATTATCTTGCAGTTCTAAAGAATTATGCCCCAGGAAACTAACCTCAACGTTGCTCCCTACTTTGACGACTTTGACCCTCGTAGCAACTATTATAAAGTACTTTTCAAACCTGCTTATCCAGTTCAGGCTAGAGAGTTAAATAATCTTCAATCTGTTCTTCAGAATCAGATTGAAAGTGTTGGTAATAATTTATATAAAGAAGGAAGTATTGTAATTCCTGGTAGTTTAAATTATAACGATTTATTTCATGGAATACAAATTCAACAAGAGTTTCTTGGTATTCCGGTACAAATCTATCTTGACCAATTATTAGGCAAGAAAATTAGTGGGCAATCTTCAGGTATTACTGCTCAAGTTGTAACTTATGTTACTGATTCTGAATCCCAAAATGGAAACTTTACTCTTTATGTAAATTACTTAGAGTCAAGCACAGATAATAGCACTGAAGCATTTTTTGATAATGAAATTCTTACAGTAAATGAAGGTATTTCATATGCAACTACCTTTATAAGTGCTGGAGAAGGTTTTGCTAATACTATTGTTGAAGATGCTTCGCAAACAGGATCGGCATTTGTTGTCAGTGAAGGTGTATTTTTTATTAGGGGCAATTTTGTAACTGTTAAGAGTCAGTTATTGATTCTTGATCAATATGGAACTCAACCTAGTTACAGGATTGGTCTTTTAATTAATGAAGAACTTGTTTCATCAGATATTGATCCTCAACTTACAGATAATGCTCAAGGATTTAATAACTATACTGCACCAGGTGCAGATAGATTAAAGATTTCCTGCACTTTAGTGAAAAAAGACTCGGATGATTTTAATGATGAAAATTTTGTTCAACTTGCAGAAGTTCAAAGAGGATTATTAAGAACAAAAATTGATGACACCAAATATAATCTTTTAGGAGATGAATTAGCAAAAAGAACTTTTGAAGAATCTGGAAATTATTATATTAATGAATTTGTAACCTCTGTAAAAGAAAGTTTAAATAATCAAGAAGGAAATAGGGGAGTTTACGAACCAGGACAAATTACTGTTGGTGGTAATGTACCATCTGATGACTTGTTGGTATATAAAATTTCTCCAGGAAAAGCATATGTTAGAGGTTATGAAGTTGAGATAACATCCCCAACACTTATGGATGTTAGAAAACCCAGAGATACAAGATTTTTGGAGAATCAAGCAGTTAATTTTGCTTTTGGTCCTACTATTGAAGTAAATAATGTTTCTGGATCACCAGTTATTGGATTTAATACATCAACCACAGTAAGTCTTAGAGATCAAAGAGTAGGATCATCTTCTACAGCAGCTGCCGGAGCAGAAATAGGACTTGCTAGAATTTACGATTTTGCTTTAGAATCAGGAAGTTATAATACTACCACACCTCAATTAAATATTTGGGACTTATCACTATTTGATGTACAAACATATACTACATTAGATGTTAATGTGAGTACCAATTTATCATCTCCTGTTCATCTTCAAGGAGAACAAAGTGGTGCCTCTGCATTCTTAAGATATGATGTAAACTCAGGAATAGCATTAACTGCTTATAGTCAACAAGGTGATTTTGTTTTTGGGGAAAGACTAAGTTTTAATGGAGTCTTAGATACTTCTAGATTTATTACCGGAGTTAACAAGCACTCAATTGCTGATGTAAAATCAGTCTATAGTATTGTTGGAACAGCAAATACATTTAATGCCGATACAGTTCAAAGAGAGGCAATTTCAATAGGTATTGGATCTATCTCTGCTAGAGATAATGCCGGTATTTCTACAATATCTGCTCCCGAACTTGCTGCTGGTGGTTTTGTTGGAGTTGTTACCTCAGGCAATTTGATTAGATATACTATTGCAGATAATGCTGATCCAACTATTTTAAGGGTGATTGGAGTTAATGGAAAAACTGCTACTGTAACTGGAATAACCACCGTAACTGGTATTTGTGAAGGATCGCCGCCAACAACTGCTACAAACCTTACTAATATTTCAATAGTTGCTTCTAGATTGCAAAGTTCTCAAGGAACTGGAAATCTTTCAAGTAATGATTCAATCTATAGCGTATTACCTAAAGAAAATATTGAATCATTAGATTTAAGTGGAAGTAATATTGTAATTAGAAACAACACATCAATCAATATCGATAGTGATGGACTTTCTCAGGTATTTTCCGTAGGTGATCCTGCTAAAGAGGTGTTTTTAGCCTTTGATGAGGAAAGATATTCACTGTTAAGGTCTGATGGAGGAACTGAAGTTCTTACTGCTGATAAATTTGTATTCTCTCAGGGCAATACTCAACTTCAATTACAAGGTCTAAGCGGTGTAGATCCTGATGCAACCCTTATTACATCCACTCGTAAGTCCAATATTACATCTAAAATAAAACTAAAAAATTCAACTAATAGTATTATTATTGACAAATCAAAAAATAGTGCTTCTGGAGTTGGAGAATCTACGTTACAAGATGGACTAATATACGGAAATTATCCCTTTGGAACAAGAGTTCAAGACAATATTATTTCGTTAAATGTACCTGATGTAATTGACGTATATGGAATATTTCAATCAGGAACAACAGAAGATCCCGAATCACCTAATCTTTCTGTTGCTAACATGAATGGTCCTTCAGCGACCACAAATGATTTTATTCTTGGTGAAACATTCTCAGGAGGAACCTCAGGCGCTAAAGCAAAATATATTCAAAGGAAAAACGATACTACTATTAGTTTTGTTTACTTAAATGATATAGTATTTGAAGTTGGTGAATCACTATCATTCTCACAATCAACTGTTTCGGGAAATGCTTCAAATATTGAACTTGGATCTCAAAACGTAACTAGAGATTATTATCTCTCTAAAGGTCAAAGATCTTCGTTCTATGACTTCTCAAGAATTGTAAGAAAGGAAAATGTTTCCGAAGCGGCGTCCAAGTTGAGAGTTTATTTCTCAAATGCTTATTATGCTAGTTCGGACACTGGAGACATCACCACTGTTGATTCTTACAGGACTTTTGATTACTCAACTGAAATTTCATCTGTTGGAAACAATAGAGTTACAGATATTATTGATGGAAGACCTAGAGTTACAAACTACGCTGTAACACCTGGATCAAGATCACCATTTGAATTTTTTGGTAGAAACTTTAATGGTGGACAGCATAGTTCAAAAAATGTTATTGCATCAGATGAATCTTTTACTCTAGGTTATAATTATTATCTTGCTAGAGCGGATAGAATTTATATTGATAAAAATGGATCATTTGCAGTCAAGAATGGTGCTCCAGATGATATTCCCCAACTTCCTCTATCTGTAACAGAAGGAATGAATGTCGGCAATGTATTCTTGCCTCCATATCTTTATAATGTAAATGACGCAAGAGTAACATTTATTGATCATAAGAGATATCAAATGGTTGATATTTCTAAAATTGAACAGAGAGTTAAAAATCTTGAATATTATAGTTCATTGAATTTACTTGAACAATCGACTATCAATGCATTTGTTCCAGATATTAATGGACTTAATAGATTTAAGTCTGGTATTTTTGTAGATAATTTTAGTTCTACACTTCCACAAGATCTTACAATTGGAATTAAAAACTCTATTGATACAAAAAGAAAAATTCTCAGACCACCTCACTACACTAGTGCTGTAAATCTTCAAGTTGGAATTGGCAATACGTTATTAGGTGCTGGAGTACGCAGAACAGGTAATATTGTTACTCTTGATTATGCTGATAATGTTTGGTTGGAACAACCATTTGCTACAAGACTCGAAAATGTTACTCCATTCTTGGTTAATTTCTATAAAGGCACTATTGATTTAGAACCATCTGTCGATGTTTGGATTGATACCAATCAAATGCAGATACGTGATACTCTTATGGAAGGGTCTTTCCAAGGACTTGCTGATGTGATTAATGCAGAAGTTGAAACTGCTGAGGACGGAACAAGAATTGGTGTTGCTCCTATTGTTTGGGATTCTTGGGAAACTGTTGGTGCTCAACTTGATTTGAGTTCAACAGCAAGATCTGAGTCACTTCGAGCAGCTGCTCAAAGAGATCAGGCAGCTGTCGCCCAGGCGATGACGCGACAAGGAATTGCTGGTGGTGGAAGAGTTGATTTGAACCGTTCAACAGTTCAAAGCACAGTTATCAGTGGAGCCATTACACTTGAACAGACAAGAACTGGTTCACAAATGTCTATCCAAGAAGTAATTAATACTGAAAGTCTTGGGGATAGAATCGTAAATAGAGGGATCACTCATACAATGAGATCTCGTAATATCAAGTTCACTGCTAAGGCAATGAAACCATTTACGCAAATGTATGCTTACTTTGATGGTACAGCAGTTAGTAGATTTACAGTTCCTAAACTTATAGAAGTTACAATGACTTCTGGTACGTTTACTGTAGGAGAAACTATTGATGGCACAATGCCTGGGAGTGTTTCTAGTCAACAAATCAGTAGTTCTTCTCTGCCTGAGATTGTTTTCAGAGCAGCTGCGGCAAATCATAAGTATGGAAGTATTACTGAGCCTTCTGACATTTATGATAGTAATCCTTACACTAGAGCAACTAGTTTGCCAACTGCATATACTGGAGCATCTACTATTATAAATGTAGATACTGACAGTCTGCAGTCTGAAGATTTTTCAGAGTTCTTTGGATACATTCAATCAGGAATGACATTAAGAGGACGTGCAAGTGGTGCAGAAGCGACTGTAACAGCTGTTAGACTTATCACAGACCGAGTTGGTACTTTGATTGGTTCTTACCGTGTTCCTGACCCATCTAGCGTCTCTAATCCAACCTTTGAAACTGGAAGAACAGAGTTTAGACTAACAAGTAGTTCAATTAACAGTAGAGTTAAAGGATCAGTTTCTACTAGTGCTCAAGAAATATTCTATTCTCAAGGTGACCTTGATAATACTCAAGAAGTAACTCTTTCGTTGAGAAATGCTAGGGTTTTAACCGACCAAGACCTTGAACCAGAACGTAGAGAACTCGTTAGCGAATCCGACGAAATTAGTATTATACAAGATATTAACATTGTTAATATACCACCTCCCCCACCACCACCAGCAGATCCACCAGCACCACCGGTGGTATTCAGGGGAGATCCTCTTGCTCAAACATTCTATATCGATGATATCACTGGGATATATGTTTCTAAAATTGATGTATTCTTCCAATCTAAGTCAAGAGATTTTCCTGTAACTATTGATATTCGCGAGACTAGACTTGGTACTCCAACTAAAACTATTCTTCCATTCTCCGAAGTATCTCTGGATCCAAAATTTGTTGAGGTATCTGAAGATGGTTCTGTTCCAACTACATTCACTTTCAACTCTCCAGTATATTTGAATGGTAATACAGAATATTCAGTAGTTCTTAAGTCAGATGTTACTGAATACAACGTATGGATTTCACGATTAGGAGAAGCAGATATAACAACTGCTGCTCAAGAGGCAGGACAGATTCTTGTTACCCAGCAACCTCTTTTGGGTTCTTTGTTCAAATCTCAGAATGCTTCGGTATGGACACCAAGTCAGTATGAAGACCTTAAATTTGTTCTTTATCGCTGCCAGTTCGTATCTCAAGGTGTTGTTCAGTTCTTTAACCCAGACCTTCCTCAGCAACTTGAAAAAATCACTAGAAATGGTATTTCGATTACTCCCAGAACGATTAGTGTTGGGATTGGAACAACCATTAGTAATACAGGAGTTGTTGCTGGAAGAGAACTATCAATCGGAGACGTAATTACTCAAACTTCATCTAACTTTAGAGGAGTATTGGTAGGTCTTGCTGGTTCATCAACTGGAGATCTTGGACTTTCTAATCCAGGAATAGGATATACTCCCGCAGCATCGCAGTTTACTCATACTGGAATTGCTTTAACAGCATTTACTGGTCAAGGTGTAAATGCAACCGCTAATATTACTATCAATAATGGAGTTGCTATTGCTGCGACTATCAACGCAGGCGGTAGTGGGTACAATGTTGGTGATGTTCTGGCACCATTGACCACTGGTAGTAATGCTTTCTTGCCAGGAAGAGACATGAAATTGTCTGTTAATACATTGCTTGGATTTAATGCACTTGAACTCAGCAAAGTTCAAGGAGAAGTCAAGTTTAATGCAGATAACTACTTACAATATACTACATCTGCAGGAATTACTTCAGACATAAATGTAGGTGTAGGTGGAAGTTTGGTTCCTGACGCACCAGTTACTGTTAGTAACGATGGACTCCATTTGAAAGTATTCCAGAGAAATCATGGAATGTATTCAAATACGAATAGAGTTCTTCTCAAGGAAGTTGGTTCTGATATCACTCCAACAGCACTTTCTGCACAATATACTAAGGCAAATACCGGTGCAATTTCTGTTGGTTCAACAGAGAATTTAGCAGATTTTGAAGGTCTTCCTGTTAGCGTCAACAACCCTGGATATGTAAAGATTGGTAGTGAGATTATTTCATATACTGGAACTGCTGGTAAGTCTTTGGTAGGAATCTCAAGTAGGTCAGTTGGCAGTACTATTGCTGCTACTCACAATGTAAATGAACTGGTTTATAGATATGAATTTGGTGGTATTTCTTTACTAAGAATCAATAAAGAACATCAATTTGCAGATGTGACTATTGATGATTCTATCGGACTTGACCACTATAACGTCAAGATCAATATGTCTGCTAATGGAACTGATAGAAGTTCTACTTCTCCTACTTTAGGTTCTCGGTATTTCCTTACTAGTAAAACTGGCGGAGGAACTAGGGTTAAAGGAACATACAATCTTCCTTATTCAATCGTCATTCCTAAATTGAGAACAGTTTCACCTAATGGAACTTCTATTAGTACTCAGATGAGAACTGTTTCTGAAACATCCGTTAGTGGATCTGAAATCTCTTTCCTAGATAAGGGATATCAAGAAGTTTCTCTTAATGAGAAAAATTACTTTGATAACCAAAGAATGGTTGTTTCTTCAACTAATGAAAGAAGTTATCTTAACGGTCTCCCATATAATAAGTCAATGACTTTGAACACTAATTTATTAACCGTTGATAATAGATTATCTCCTGCTATTGATCTTGATCATGCTGCCGTTGTATTTGTTTCTAATAGAGCAAATCAACCTATTACAAACTATGCTACAGATAGCAAAGCAAAGGGGATCTTAAGTGACCCAACTAGTTTGATGTATGTAACCAGAAATATTATTCTGGAAAATCCAGCATCATCCTTGAGAATATTCATTGATGGATATGTTTCAACGTTCAATGATGTTAGAATGTTCTATGCTCTTGATCAAGATCTTCCTGCTACAGAATGCGTATTTACTCCTTTCCCAGGTATCAATAATCAGAGTGAATTTGGAACGATTCTTCAACCGTTCAATGCTGATGGTCGCCCAGATGTATATGTCCCACCATCAGATATTTACACTCAGTATCCATCATTGAACCACTTTAAAGAGTATAAGTTTACTATAGATAATCTAACTCCCTTTAATATGTTTAGGATCAAAATAATAGGAACATCTACTAATCAGGCAATTATTCCTCAGTTTAGAAATCTTAGATGTATCGCGGTGGTTTGATATGCCATTAGTACCAATTGAAGGAAAGGATGGATTTTTTAGAGATAACACCACGGGTGCTATTGTGAATCGAAACAAAGATGATTATGAAAATTATGTAAGCACAAGAAATAGGCTCTCTTCTGAAAAGGAGAGAGTTGACAATCTTGAACAAAAAATGGATAACTTACAAAATGATCTTAGTGATATCAAAACTCTTCTCCAAGTAATAGCAAATGGCAAATAATACAATTACTTTTGATCCCACAGTAAGGACACCCTATGGAGTAAACCTTACAATGTATACTGGTGTTGATTTTGAGGAGTCATTTAAGATTTTGAATAATGATAGGTCAAATTACAATTTGACTAGCCATACAATGTATTCACAAATGACTAAAACTGTTTCAATCGGTTCATCTGGTGTCCCGACTGCTAGTTTTACTGAAACAATAACAGATGCAACTAAAGGTGAGTTTAGTATAACACTCGCCAAAGCAACTACTATTCCTATCAGGAGTGGTAGATATGAATACGACATTATAATGGGAGTCGGAAGTAGTCTTTACAGTGTTGCAAGAGGAAATATTAATGTTTTTACAGGAATATCTACCGATACCTAACTAAATAATAAAAAAAGAACTGTCTTATAATAATGGCAAAACCGTCAACTAGGCAAGAATTAATTGATTATTGTTTAAGACAACTGGGTGCTCCAGTTGTTGAGATTAATGTTGCTGAAGAGCAGTTGCAAGATTTAGTAGATGATGCTATGCAATTCTTCCAAGAAAGGCACTTTGATGGGGTAAGTCAAATATATTTAAAGTATCAAGTAACTGACGCAGATGTTAATAGGGGAAAGGCTAGACCTCCAGGAGCACCTGCAGGCGATGGTGGAACATCAGGAATAACTAGTATTACAGCAACTGCAAATATTGCTGGATCTAATACTACATTTACATATTACGAAAATAGCAATTATATAGCAATTCCTCCATCAATTATTGGGATTAATAAAGTATTTCAGTATAGTGAAGGTTTATCTTCTGGAATGTTTAACATTAAATATCAGTTAATGTTAAGTGATATAGCGGGTCTTCAAGGGTCAGGAGCAACGGGATATGATCTTACCTCCTACTCAATGACTATGAGTTATTTGGAAACAATAAACTTTTTACTTAATACTCATAAGCAAATTAGATTCAATCAAAGACAAGATAGAATGTATCTTGACGTAGATTGGGCGGAATTAAAAGCAGGAGAGTTTTTAGTTTTAGATTGTTGGTCTGTATTAGATGGAAATGATTACTCAAGAGTATGGAATGATTCATTCATAAAACCATATCTAACATCTCTTATCAAAAGACAATGGGGTCAAAATCTAATGAAATTCCAGGGTGTAAAACTTCCCGGAGGCATTGAGTTTAATGGTAGACAAATATTTGACGACGGACAAAGAGAAATCGATGAGATTAAACAAAAAATGTTGAGTACATATGAACTTCCACCGTTAGATTTGATCGGTTGATGCTATGCTTAATCCATTTTTTCAAAACGGAACTAAAGGAGAACAGGGATTAATCCAAAGTCTCGTCAACGAACAGTTGAAAATGTATGGTATTGAGGTATATTATATGCCTCGCAAATATCTTACAAAGTTTACTGTAATTAAAGAAGTCATACGATCTGAGTTTGATAATGCATATCCTATTGAGGCATATGTAGATAACTATGATGGATACGGTGGAGAAGGAACTATACTATCACGGTTTGGTATTCAAGAAAAAGATGATTTAACTTTAGTTGTATCAAGAGAGAGGTTTGAGGAGTATATTACTCCGTTGATTAAAAATCTTCCCAATATTGAACTAGCAACTAGACCAAAAGAAGGGGATTTGATTTATTTTCCATTGGGAGAGAGATTATTTGAAATCAAGTATGTAGAACACGAACAACCGTTTTATCAACTACAGAAGAACTATGTTTATACACTGAGATGTGAACTCTTTAGATATGAAGATGAAGTTATTGATACTGGAATTGAAGATATTGACGAAGAAATTGAACAGATTGGACATATCAAGACTCTTAGACTTATTGCTGTAGGAGTTAGCACACAAGCAACGGCAACCTCAAATCTGTGCATAACTGGTTCTGTTGGATCTGTTGTAGTTACAAATATGGGTAGAGGGTATACAGAACTACCCAGAGTTGCTTTCTCTTCCGCACCAGGAGGAACAACAGCAGTTGGTGTAGCATCACTTACTTATGATTATATTGGGTGTGATGGAGCATCAGGAAAAATAGTTTCAGTAAATATAACAAATGCTGGATGTGGGTATACTGTAGCACCTATTATTACATTCCACGGAGGAGGTCTTACTGGTGCTGGGGCAGCTGCTACTAGTATTCTTGTTCCAACAGGTTCTGTACAGACAGTATCAATAGCAAATAGTGGAGGAGGATATATTACAGCACCAATAGTTGGTATATCAACTCCAAAACATGTTGGTGCTGCAGCAACTGCTATTCTTGATACTGATAGTGTATTAAGAGCACCTATTAGTATTGGTGCATCTACATATCTGTTCCCACATGGAACTACAGGAGGTGTTTATTATAAACAGGCACCTACGGTGACTTTTGGTACTCCAACTGGTGGTATAGGAACTGCTACAGGAATTTCTACAATAAGATTTGATTCTATTATAACTTCTGGAACAATAGGTATAGGGTCAACAGTCATTACAGGAATCAATACCACTAATATGGTAGTTGGTGATCGTGTAAGATTGCAGACTGGATATGATAGTCCATATGAAAGAGTTTATATTATACCAAAAGATACTTTTGTAACGAGCATTGGATCTTCAATTCTTGTTGTGAATAATTCCACTGTTGGTCTTGCTACAACAACTCAAAATGTTGAAGTAGGCATACAAAATTGTGGAATAGTAACAGGCATAACTGTAACATTTGGTGGAAGTGGATATAATTCTCCTCCTATTGTTACAATTTCAAATGATACCTCAGAGAAAAACTATTACACAGAAGTAAATGGAGTTATAAAAGCAACAGGTATTGCCACTATCAACTCTGCAGGATTTGTTACTTCCATCTATATTTCAAATGGTGGAGCAAAATATGTTATTGCACCAGATGTTACACTGTCAAAACCAGTTGCTGGAATAGTTACGTCTAGTGGTTCATTTGTATACAATGAAATCATTACAGGTGGTACTAGCGGAACAACAGCAAGAGTTAAGGAATATAATGCAGTATCTAATACTCTTGAGATCTCAATAGTTAGTGGCGATTTCAAGGCAGGCGAAACGATCACTGGTTCAGAATCTTCTGCAGTTGGTGTTATTAGAACGGTAGGTATTTACGATGATGTTACTCCGTTTGCAGATAATGACAATATTCAAAGAGAGGCAAATCTAGTTATTGATTTTAGTGAGAAAAATCCTTTTGGAATGCCTTAGGTGTAAAACTGTTAAATAGAAGTATATTCTTTAAAGATCATGTTTGAGTATTTCTATAACGAAATTCTAAGATCTACAATCATTTCATTTGGTTCTCTGTTTAACGGTATAGAGATTAAACATAAAGATGGAAATGATGAGACTTGGAGTGTCGTCAAAGTTCCTCTTGCTTACGGACCTACACAAAAGTTTTTAGCAAGATTAGAACAGACTCCAGATTTGAATACTCCTGTTCAAATGACATTGCCTAGAATGTCTTTTGAGTTTATTGATTTGACTTATGATCCCGAGAGAAAAGTATCAAAATCTCAAACGTTTGTTATAACTGGTGATACCGGAGAGCAAACTAAAAAAGCATATATGCCAGTACCATATAATATGGTTTTTGAATTGTCTGTAATGACAAAGTTAAATGATGATATGTTACAAATAACCGAACAGATTTTACCTTATTTCACTCCCGCATACACCATACCGGTTAAACTTCTTAGTGGATTAACAGAAGTAGTCAATACTCCAGTTGTGCTTGATAATGTATCAATGGAAGATGATTATGAGGGCAACTTTGATACGAGAAGAGCATTAGTTTATACTTTTAGATTTACAGCAAAGACCTATCTTTACGGACCACTTACAGATATTAGTTCTTCTATTATTGAAAAAGTTTCTGTTGGATATATTGCAGGAACAAGAACAAAAGGAAAAACTCAATACGAAAGAGATGTTACTTACACTGTAGAACCAAGAGCACTAAAAGATTACAATGGAAGTGAAGTTGCTCAGTTAACAGCAAACATTGATTTTGAAGACACTGTGATTGAAGTTTCAGATGGTACTAAGTTTACCAAGAAAACATATATCTACATGGGCGAAGAGCAAATGTATGTTGATAATATAATTGATAATAAATTAACAGTTAGAAGAGCACAAGATAAGACTCCGATTCAACAGCATGTTTTAGGTGCTGCAATCTACAGCATCACTAAAGCAGATGCTTCATTCATTGAAGTTGGAGATAACTTTGGATTTGATGGAGGATTTAGTTAATTACTATTATGACTAAAAAATATGACGGTTTGGATGAAGCATTTGACGTTGAAGTTTCAGATGTTCAAATAGATAAAACAAAAGTTGATAACAAAATTGAAAAAATCAAATCATCAACTGAGGACATCAATAAAGATTACGAATATACTAGAGGCAATCTTTACTCAATAATAGAAAAAGGACAAGAAGCAATCAATGGTATTCTTGAACTTGCTCAAGAGAGTGAGATGCCAAGAGCATATGAAGTAGCAGGTCAACTTATTAAAAACGTTTCCGATGCTACTGATAAGTTGATGGATCTTCAGAAGAAACTGAAAGATGTTAGTGAGGAAAAGGATCAAAAAGGTCCTACTACGGTGAATAATGCCCTATTTGTTGGTTCTACAGCGGACCTTCAAAAAATGCTAAAACAAGCAAGTCAGACAGATAAATAGTTTTTCAGGGAGAGAAATCCCAAAGTACTGCACTAATAGAATGTCTAACGAAGACTTGCCGTCAATAAATGATATAGTAGAGGAAAATAACTTACCCTCATATAAAGATTTTATAGAGGAAAAGGAACTTCCATCAATAGAAGATTATGAGGAAAATGAACTTCCATCAATAGAAGATTATGAGGAAAATGAACTTCCATCAATAGAAGATTATATTACAGAATCGCCCAAAGAAGAAGGTTTAGTTGAAGAAATAAAGAATATTGACCCTGTTTTATCGGAGACTGCACCAGAATGGTCAGAACTGATAAGTCTTGTTAATGATTTAAGGAAAGAGATACCGGAAATACCAGAAATAAAATATTATGATGAAGAGTTAAGTGATTTAAGTAGTAAACTAACTCATATTGAGGAATATTTTGTACAGTTTGATCAAAAAAGTAATAAAATTGATGACTTAGATGTAAAAAATGAACATCTTGAGGAAAAATTAACTGAAATTGAATCAAAAATACCTGAAATACCAACAATAAGGCATTATGATCATGATATTGAACATATTAATGATAAGATAATACAATTAAAGGAAGATATATCATCTTTACCTGAGATCAAACACTATGATAGTGATATATCATCTCTTATAGAAGAACTTAATAAGGTAAAATCTGGAGATGTACCTGTTTTTAACTGGATTGGAAATACTTTCAGTACCATTGACGAAGATTTTAATAAAGTTAAGGGACATCTTGATATAATTAAAGATAAAATATCTTTTGATGTATCAGAACTCAATGAGACTATTCAAGTAAAAGATTTTGAGCAGAATATAAATGTCAAAAATCTTAAAGATAATATTAGTGAAAAAATTAATCAGACTAATACCCAATTAACTGAGACTAAAGAGAAAATATATTTTGAACTAAGTCAATCATCATTAAAAGTTTGGGAACATCATAGAGAGTTTAAAGACGACGACAGAAAACTAAAGAAAGCAATTCTAAGTGAGCAAAATAAGTTAAAACAGAAGTTAGAAAAAGAAATTACTTCTGTTAATGAGCAAAGTACCAAAACAGACGAGACTCTCTTAAAGTTTTTTAATGATCTTAAAGGGGAAGTAAATTCACTTCCAGAAGTCAAATATTATGACAATGAAATATCTTCTATTACAAAAGATATTGATTCTTTAAAAGTAACTGTTAGTGAACTTAAGGGTATTGCATTATTAATTAAGAAAGATCAAAAAACATTAAAAGAAAATTATCTCCTTAATGAACCACCATCAGTAAAAGAAAAAGCAGGGGGACAAACTGACTCATTAACACCTCTTAATCAAAAGTTTGCGACTCTTGATGATCTATCAAATCACTATAGATTATTCATCAATAGAATCACAACTCAACTCTCCACCATGGGCGGCGGCGGAGAAACAAGACTTCAATATCTTGACGATATTGCAGGTATTGCTACAAACATCAATGCCTATGATGGAATGGTTCTTCAGATTGACTTAAGTCAAACCGGAGAGGATAAGCATAAGAAATTTAAATTTGCTCCAGGTGGTGGTGGTGGTGTTGGTGCTGGAGGAACCTGGCATACTGATAGTATTGGTATCTCTACTGACAAATCTGTTGGAATTAATACCTCATCTGCGGTGACAGGAAAGTCACTATATGTCGTAGGTGATGTTCAGTTCACTGGCAATCTAAGTGTTGGTGGTACTATCACCAAAGAAGATATTAAAAACTTAGATTCAATTGGAATCATTACTGCAAGATCTGGTATAGATGTCTTATCAAATGGTGTAAATGTTTCTGGTGCATCTACAATTAGTACTGGCATTGGAACTGTTCATGTTGGATATGGTAATACTACATTATTAGTTGATGGTGATGCTAGAATTACTGGCATTCTTACTATTGGTACTGCCTCTGTTACTATTGACGGAAATAACAATACAGTAAGTGTTGGTATAGTTACGATTACTAACTCCGAGGTCATTTTAGGCAATAACGTTACCATAAACGCTAGTGCAACAGGTATCAACTCTGCTCCTAATGTTTTCTATGTTGCTAAAGATGGGGATGATACCAATAATGGCACATCAATCGATAATGCTAAACTGACCATTGCTGGTGCTGTTGGAGTAGCACAATCTGGATCAGTTATCAAAGTGTTGTCTGGAAATTATGTTGAGAGCAATCCAATTGACCTTCCAGCATTCGTTGCCGTTGTCGGTGACGATCAAAGAACTGTAAAAGTTTTACCAAGTAACGCTACACAAGACATCTTCCACGTCAATAAGGGATGTAAGTTAGCAAATATGACCTTCTCTGGTCACCTCGCTCCTGCTGCTGCGGTTGCTTTTCCTACTGGAATCGCAACTAATGTCGGTGGTGGTAAATGGAAAGGTCCATACATCCAAAACTGTACTAGCGACACAACAACAGGAACTGGTATCTTCATTGATGGAAACAAAGCAGTAAAAACCAAGTCAATGAATGTTGATGCATTCACTCAATATAATCAAGGTGGTGTTGGTGTTGCTGTAACCAATGAAGGATATGCTCAGTTAGTGTCGGTATTTACAATTTGTTGCAATGAAGCAATAACAGTACACAAAGGAGGTCAAGCAGATCTTGCTAATAGTAATTGCAGTTTTGGTACATTTGGATTGGTTGCTAATGGAGTAAGTAATCAACAATTTACCGGTATTGTAACTTCAAGTGGTGCTGTTGGACAAGATAATATTGTTGTGAATGTAGGTGCTTCTACTACGAGACCATATGATGGACAAGTTGTTTATTTTGACCAACTCTATAAGTCTGTAGAATCTATCACAATAACTAATGGAGGAAGTGGATATACTTCTACCCCATCAGTAACCATCACATCTCCCACAGGTCCAAACGGAGAAGTGGCATCCGCATTTGCCACTCTTGAAGGCGGTGTAGTAACAGAAATTGACATTATTAGCAGTGGTAGTCAGTACACAAGCACTCCTACTATCACTATCTCTGCTCCAGATTCAGGCACAACGTCCACTGCTACAGCAGTGATGGCAGATACCTACTACACAATAAATAGTGCTACACCCATAGTGTCTGGAATTACAACATTAACACTTGCTGAAAATTTACTTAATACTGTTGGAGTAACATCCACTGCTTATTTCTTCCAACAAAGTAAAATTATTGCTAGTTCTCATACCTTTGAATACATTGGTTCTGGAAACAATATCACATTAGCTACTCCAAAGAGAGGCGGTGTAACTATTCAAGCAAATGAGGTAAAGAGTAAAAATGGTGGTAGAGTAATATATACTAGTACTGACCAAGCTGGTAATTTCAGAATTGGTGATGACTTTCAAATCAATCAAGCAACAGGGACAGTTAGTGGTAGAGCATTCTCCAAAAGTCTGTTCTCAGAAATGACCCCTTTCATTCTAGCACTTAGTTAAATGGCACAACTAGCACTTAATAGATTTAAGACTGAAACTATTCAGTTGACAACAAGCGATCAAACAATATACACAGCACCTACTGGATATACAGGTATTATTTTATATGCACATGTAACAAACTATGCATCAGCATCAACCACTGTAACTATGTCTCATGTAAGAGGTGCAACTACAACTGAGATTATTAAAGAAGCGACAGTTCCGGTTAATGATGCTTATATTCCTCTTGATGGTAAGTTAGTTCTGCAAACCAATGACTCAGTGAAAGCAAATGCTGGTGCTGATAGTACACTTAAAGTTCTTTTATCAGTATTGGAGACTGCAAACTAATGCCTAGACTTATTAGTGAGATTAACTCAGGTGGTGGAGCAGTAGGGATTGCTAGTGATGGTGTTGATTTAGGCAATATGAAGAAGATTGACTATAATAGTAATAGAATTGAATTCGATAATGTTAGTGGTGTTGCTACAGTGTTCTCGAATCCATTAACAATAATGGGATTATAAATATTATGAGACCTTTTTATTGTTACAATGAACGAAGGCAATCTTCATAAATGGTTTAAGGGATCAAAATCCAAAGACGGCAAGTCTGGATGGGTTAATGTTGTCACTGGTGGAACTTGTGCAAGTGATAAACCTGGCGAAGGAACTCCTAAGTGTGTCTCATCATCTAAAAGGGCAAGTATGACTAAAGCAGAGAGAAAATCTGCTGCTCGTCGCAAAAAAGCAGCAGATCCTGGACAACAATCCAAGACTGGTGCTGCAAAACCAACATATGTTTCTACAGACAAACCAAAAAAAGTAAAAGAAGAGATTGAACTTACTGATGCATACGGTGAACCTTTTGCAGTAATTCAAGACATTATCAAGACAAAACCCATGAAAACAAACGCACCTGATATTGAGTCATATGAGACTTATGATATCGAAGCAATGACTGAGGAAGATAAGAAGGGTAAAAGTAGTGGTAAGAAAGATGCCTGCTATCATAAAGTAAAAGCAAGTGCTTCTGTATGGCCTTCAGCATATGCCTCTGGAAGACTCGTACAGTGCCGTAAGAAGGGTGCTAAGAACTATGGTAATAGTACTAAGAAAGAAGAGTTTGAGAACCTTCCAGTACTCTCTCAAATGCAAATCAATGCAATGAGAAATGCTGGTATTGAGGTTGATGTCCTTAATGAGAAATGCTGGGTTGGATATACCCAAAAAGGCATGAAGAAGAAAGGTAAAAAGATTGTACCTAACTGTGTTCCTGTCGGAGAAGAAGTAGAAGAAGTTACAGAAGCAATGAGAGTGCCTGCTCAAAATGGAAATGTATACCTTGTAGCATTTACCTGGAAAGGTAAGTATATGATGATGAAGTTATTCTTCCCTGAGATTAAAAAACCATCTAGAAAAGAAGTTCAGTCTGCACTTGATAAAGTCTATCCTGGTTCAATGATTTCTAGATTTGATATATCTGCTCTTGACAATAAAGAACTGTATATCAACGTATCTTGTTCAGAAGAGACTGAAGTTGCTGAAGGAGCCGCTTGGACAAAAAAGTCTGGTAAAAACTCCAAAGGGGGTTTGAATGAAAAAGGACGTAAGTCATATGAAAAAGAAAATCCTGGTTCTGATTTGAAGGCACCTTCAAAGAAAGTTGGAAATCCTCGTAGAGCAAGTTTCTGTGCAAGGATGAAAGGAATGAGGAAGAGG